GGTACAGACACTTTAGAAGACAAATATCTAGGATCTGGAGTAAAAATAAGAAATTCAATAAGAGCAAACGGAAGAGATGCTCATAAGATAGAAATATTAGAGTTTTTCGAAAATAGAGAAGCACTATCAAACAGAGAAATGGAAATCGTTAACGAGGATCTCCTTAAAGACCCACTATGCATGAATTTAGTTAAGGGAGGAGAAGCTAAACCATTATTTGATATGGAGTCCAGATCAAAGGGTGCTATAGCGGCAAACAAAGTAAACTGGAAAAATCCTGAATTTATAAAAAAGATTAAGGAAGTTACTAGCGAAACTTCAAAAAGATTATGGCAAGATCCAGAATACAGGGAAAAATTTATAGAATCTAGTGGTAATGCGTTCAGAGGGAAAAAACACACGGATGAAGCCAAGAAAAAAATAGGGGAAGCAAATTCAATTAAACAAAAGGGTATTGGTAATTCTCAATATGGAAAAATATGGATCCATAATGATGATCTTGGAATTAACAAAAAAGTAAATAAAGATGAATTAGATGATATGATTAATATTGGATTTAAAAAAGGTATGAAAATGAAATACTTTAATAAGTAAAATATTAGTTCGTAAATATACATGCCGGGTGATCCTCCCGTTGAATCACGGGAGCCGGCTCCATAGCGAATTAGCTCAGAGGAAGAGCGTCCGGCTCATATCCGGAAGGTCGGGATCTCAGAATTCTCATTCGCTACTAAAAATATTTTTAAAATATTTTTTTATCCCGTATTTGATACTTATCTTTGTATCAAATTAAGTCAGTCTCTTAGCTCAGTTGGTAGAGCATCTGGTTTACATCCAGAGTGTCGTAGGTTCGAGCCCTACAGGGACTACGAATTTTTAAAAGGGTAGGTTGAGCAATTGGTTGGCTCGCCAGACTGTAAATCTGGTTCCTTCGGGGCGTGCAGGTTCGAATCCTGCCCTACCCACTAACAATTAAAAAAAACAAAAAATGAATCAAGAGAAAATCTCTGAAATGATCATGAAGCTAGAGCTCATTCCTGCTAAGATCGCAAAACATTCTGTTGAGATTCTGGATCTTAACGAGAAACTGCAAGAATCTATAACTGAGATCAATCAGATGGAGTCTGCAATTAAGTCTAGCGTGAATTCTGCAGAAGATGGTAACGGTAAAAAACTTTACGCCAACTCAGAATCAAGAGAGGCAGCTTTTTTACAGATCGCATTTGACGATGAAGATCTAAAGAAAGCTAAGGAAGCTCAGGCTGATCTACAGAGAAAAATCTCGTTGGAAAGAATTCAAGTAGAAACTCTTTCTAACGAGCAGAGAAACGTTCGAACTATTATTCAGTACTTCTCTTCTCTCCAGGAAGCATAAGGATTAAAAATTAACGGTTTTTAATTTTTTATATCCGAATTGGTTCATTAACATTACGCCAATAAAAAAAGAATAAGTTCTTTGAAATTAAAATATTATCAGGTAGCAACGTAAGGGATACTTCGTAGCTCATTAGGTAGAGCATTTGACTGAAACTCAGAATGTAGCGGGTTCGATTCCCGTCGATATAAAAATGCCCTTGCAAATTTCTCCTGATATAACCATTAAACTGATAGTAAAGGATAAGGTTACTTCGTAAAATAGCTCAATTGGATGAGCGTTTGTATTCAGAACAAGAGGATGCGGGTTCAACTCCCGCTTTTACAACCAAAAATACCTTTCCAGTTTTCTTCAGTTTATCTTTTGTGGATCAGTCTTATTGGTGATTCTAGACGGGTTCGATTCCTGTATCCACAACAAAACCAGTAGTAATGATAAAGTTACTTCGATTGCATTGAAAGCACGGTGTCGTTGGTTCGAATCCAACTCCCTCCACTAGTAAAGAATTGATTAAAAGGAGGGATAGCTCAGCTGGTAGAGCACGTAAAGAAAAAATGCTTTGTCAACTTTCTCTGGTTTATTTTGTAATTTATTGTTTAACTATATAAAAACCTGTACTAATGTCAAAGTTCAGAAATCAGAATCTCAGAAGTTCGCTAGCTAATATGCAGCCAAAATCTGAGTTGGTTGAGGCTATTGCAATACCAAAGCCAGACACCAAAAATCGTCAGGGATATGCAGCTTATTCTTTGGATAAGTGGCTGAAGTTGTTAACTATGCTTAACACTCTAAAACTAGAAAATCAGTTCTATCGTTCTGAAAATGAAACGATGCGTGAATTGAAATTGGTAGTTGATGAGTGTGCGAAGGAAGACACTTACCTAGTAGCTCAATGTATCGTGTATTCACGTTGTGTTGGTGAGGGAATGCGTTCAATTAACCATCTTGCAGCTTCTTATCTAGCTCCTCACTGTGCTGGACAAGAATGGGCTAAAAGATTCTACGGACTTTGGAACAAGAGAACAAAATCCGGAGGTACAATTTTCCGTCCAGACGACATGGCAGAAATCGTTGCATGTTTCTCCGCAATGAATAAGACCAAGGTAACTAACTCGATGAAAAAAGGATTTGCTTCCGCTATCGAAAACCTTGATTCTTACTCTCTATTGAAGTACAAGAATCCAATGATCGACGTGATCAATCTTGTTCACCCTAGACCTGAAAAATCTTCTGCAATTGTAGAAGTTAACGGGGAGAGAATCTCTGCGATCGATGCGATCATGAAAGGTCTATCTGTTTCTGCAGATACCTGGGAGGTTGCTCAATCCGATGCTGGTCAAGAAGTTGCAAAAGCTGTTAAAGAAGGAAAGATCGATAAGGACGAGGCTGAAAAAATCCTGAAAGAAGCTAAGGCTGAAAACTGGGACTCCTTGCTAAATGAAGGTAAACTTGGTATTCTTGCTGCACTTCGTAACATCAGAAACATCCTTAAGACCAGCGCTAAAGAATCGACTATAGATTCTCTATGCAAACTTCTTTCCGATTCAGATGCTATTAGAAAAGGTAAGATCATGCCATACCAAATGGATTTGGCTCACGAGGTTACAATTTCTGAATTCAGCAACTCAGATTCTAGAAAGGTGGCTCAGGCTCTATTGAAAGGATTTGAGGCAGCAGTTCCAAATCTTGCTGAAATGCTACCAGGGAGAACACTAGTAATGGTTGACTTCTCTGGATCGATGGGAACTCCGATGACCGACGGATCTAGATCCGGCAAGAGATACAAAAGTACTTGTATGGATAAAGCCGCTTTAATAGCAGCAACTATCGCAAAGGGAACTAATGCAGATGTTATCCGATTTGGTTCTTCAGCAGAATACGTTAAATGGAACGCTAATTCCGATGTATTTAGCATTGCTAAGAACATGCGAAGAGATATGGGCGGAACTTCGCTAGCTTCGGCTTGGAGAGAAGCTCAAAATTCAGGACGTAAATACGATCGTGTTTTCATCCTTTCGGACAACGAATGTAACAGAGGATCTAGCTACAGCTCTTACATGAACTACGTGAAGTCAGTAGGAAGTCCATACGTTTACTCGGTAGACTTGGCAGCTTATGGAACTACACAGTTAGCAGGCGATAAAGTTAGATACTACTACGGCTACGGCTACGGTATGTTTGATGATATTGCTAAGAGCGAGTTTAATCCAAACTATCACCTTGAAAAAGTGAAACAAATCGTTATCTAACGATAGAAAAATAAAGACTGGAGAGATTGGTTTCTCTCCAGTCTTCAAAAAAAGAGTTCTTTGAAATTAAAATATTATCAGGTAGTAACGTAAGGGTTACTTCTTAGCTCATTGGTAGAGCATTTAATTTTGGTTTAAACGGTAGTGGGTTCAACTCCCACAGAAGCGCGAAAGCGTTACACCCTTGCAATTTTCTCCTGATAAACTTATTAAAGCAATAGTAATCTAAATCGTTACTTCGGCTGTTAACCGAGAGGTCATGGGTTCGAGTCCCATCCGGAACCCCAATTTTCAAAAACATATGGTTCCGGTAGCTCAGCTGGTAGAGCGCTTTTTACGATTGGAAATTTTCTTTGCTTTTTAACATTAGAACGTAGCAAGATAAGAGTTACTTCGCATACATAGGTTCGAATCCTATATTTGCCTTCTGGCAGATTAGACAAGTGGATAAGTCAATCGTCTTATAAACGATCATACAATGATTACTCTTATCAAAATTCTCGTTCTATTATTTGGTTAGGTGGTGTAATGGGCAACACCCTTCATTATCAGGATAGTAATATCTGGAGGGACGACGCAGGTTCGAATCCTGTCCTAACTACAAAAGTAAAGAGAACCGCGAGTCTGCGGATGGAAACAACCATA